AAGTATTTATTAAATACACTTACGGCGTGGCAACGGGTGGCAGTTCAACCGCTGAATATAACCGTTTACAAGGTGAAGCCCCTGAATACAGTTTGATTTTAACGTCAGGAGCTTATCGCGGCGTGTCTGTGATGTTTGATGCCCCGATTGTGCTAGTCAAAGATATTTCTAATCCGTTTAAGAACGGGGATTATATGGCGCAAAAAATCACGGCTGATGTATTGGCTAATCCGACAACAGGTCATGTGTTTACCTCGAATATTCCGTTGTAAGTGATAAATAGGTGAAAGGTGAAAGGTAAAAGGTAAAAGGTAAAAGGGTGTGGTCTTGCACCTTGCACCTTGCACCTTGCACCTTGTCCCTTGTCCCTTGCCCCTTGTCCCTTGTCCCATTGAGTATAATCATGCACACAGTCACGTTAGGCGGTAAACAATGGGTAATTAATGAACCTGTTTTTAAAGATTTAAAAGTCATTTTAGCCGCGTTAAATCGCCTGAATAACCCGCATGAATCGGACTTTAATCTAATTGCTGATGTGCAGTTGATTATTAATCGCGTGTTAGGTGAACGTCATGTAAGAAAGTTCAAACGCTATTGTTGGGAGGCGTGGAAAATCCCAACACCAAACGCCGATGAAGTCACCGCATTATTAGCGGTTATGCCTGAAATTTGTGGCTTGCAAACCGCTACCAGAGCAGACGCGATGAATCGTACAAGTACAGACGCGATGAATCGTACAAGTACAGACGCGATTAATCGCGTCTCTACCGACTGGGACGCGCTCTATTGGCGGGTTATCCGTCAAACAGGCTGGACGTGGCAGGAGGTCGATACCACGATGACCATGAGCCGCTTAGCCGCTATGCAAGAAAACCTGAACCACTCCCCCGCTGTTGAATCCCTAGTCGCCGCCTATCTAGGCTATGACTACACCCCCACCGAAACCCTCGAAAACAAAATCGACAACTGGCTAGCTAGCCAAGGCAAAGACAATGGCTGATAACACCCTGCGCATTAAAATTGAGCTACTGCTCGGTGATTTAAACGCCCGATTACAACGTTTGCGCGGTGATTTAAATAATTTAGGCGATACCTCAGGAAATCAGCGACTCAATGCGGCTACGCAAGAATCCCAGCGGCACTTAGATAATCTAGGGCAAAGCGGATTAGGGCTAACTAAGGTAATTCAGGGCTTGGCAGGTGCGTTTTCAGTCTTCGCTTTATATGCAGGCGGTAAAAAGCTAATTGAAATAGCCGATAACATGAAGCTGATTGACGGGCGGATTGTGGTGGCAACGGCTTCTAGTTTAAGCGCGGCGCAATCGGCTAAAGACCATACGCTGGCTTACGCAGGTTTGTTGGATATATCGCAACGCACAGGCACATCGTTTGAAGCCAATGCCACGCTGTTTGCACGCATTAATTTGCCGATGCAACAAATGGGCGGGTCGATTAAGAACGCGCTGGCATTTACTGAAATGCTGTCGAAAGGCTTGGTTATCTCAGGGGCTGGAGCAAGTGAAACCGCGTCTGTCATTCGGCAAATGTCGCAGGCGATGGCTTCTGGCGTACTGAGGGGCGATGAATTTAATTCCATCATGGAAAATTCGCCACGCATAGCCCAAGCACTGGCAGATGGACTGGGTAAGAACGTTGGTCAACTACGCGCAATGGCAGAAGCAGGCGAATTGACAGCGGGTAAAGTTATGCCCGCGCTATTAGGGCAAGCTGAAAAAATCAATGCGGAATATGCCAAGATGCCCGCGACTGTTGGGCGCTCATTCGAGCGCGTTAAAAATTCCTTTGACCAATACATAGCAGGCGTTGATAAGGGTGCGGGTGTTACTGATGGCTTAGCAAGTTCATTTGATAATCTGGCTAAAAACATTGTCCCTGTCGTTGAGGCATTGGCAACCGTTGGCAAGGTAACGTTAATTGTCTATGGTGGTCAGGCAATAGCAGCGATAACGGGCTATGTCGTGGCGCAAAATATGGCGTTGCGTGCCTCACAACAACTGGCAATCGTTGAGGCGACACATAGCGCGGCGTTGATTGAAAATGCCTCAATGACTGTCGCGGCAACGACCGCAAGAAAGCTAGCCATACAAGCGGATTTACAAAGTGCCGCGAGTCGATTGGCATTAGTCAGAGCAGAAGTGACAGCGGCTGAGGCAGAAGTAGCCGCAACGATAGGCACAACGGCACACGGCAATGCGGTCTATCGTCTGAATGTTGCTCAGCAAGAACGGGCAATGCTAACGGCGCAAGTCTCTGTATTGGGACAAGAACAAGTAGCGGTGAATGTCGCGCTAACTGCGTCAACAGCTGAACTGGCACTGGCTCAAGAAGCGGCGAACGTGTCGATGCTGACTACGATACGCTCACTGGGTGCGATGAAAATCGCAATGGGTGCGTTGAATGTCGCTATGTCTGCGTATGCAGGCTGGGAGATTGGCAAGTGGCTGAATGGCTTTGCTGAAATTCGCAATGGAGCTGCGCGGACTATTAATGTTCTGGAAAAGTTAGCTTTAACGCACGCGCTAGTAGCCAATGTGCTTAAAGCCACGGTAACGGGCGGCAGTGTAGACAAAGTCATCGCTGAGTATAAAGAAGCTATTCGTGTTGGCAATGAGGTCGTTAAGCAGACGCTTGAATACAATGACGCGCTACAAGCATCGGGATTAACAGCCGAGCAATACAGTGATACGCAGATTAAGGTGAAGACCGCTGTTGAGGTGTTTACTGAAAAAATGGCAGAGCATACAGTCGCATTTAACAAAGGTGAGATGAGCCTTGATACCTACACAAAATCATTGGTTAGGCTTCATGATGAAATGAAAAATGCCACTCCTGCCACGGCGTTTGAAAAAGAATTGGATAGTCTTCAACAGAAGAGTGATAAGGCTACGTTATCGCCGCGTGACTTGTATGAGAAAGAAGCTGCGGGAAAGACCAGTAGTAATGCAGAACTTAATCAATTGATGCTTAAGTTTGATGAATTACAAGCAGCCGACCAAGTAAAAGCAGGGACAAGTACAGGCAGTAAGTTTGATGAAAAAATAGCTAAAGGCGGCAAGAAATTTGGCTATGACGGCAATACAGTCATGGCGGCGTATGAGCAAGCAGGGGCTAAATTTGGCGTTGATGCTGAGTTATTAAAAGCCATAAGTAATAAAGAAACGGGCGGTTCATATAATCCACGCATTGAATCCCCTAAGGGCGCAGTCGGCTTGGGGCAATTTATGCCAGCCACAGCAAAGCAATTCGGCTTAAACGATAGAACCGACCCTGTCGCATCTGTTTATGCCTTAGCTGAAATGATGAGCTCTCTCATTAAACAACAAGGTTCAATTTCTCTGGCATTGGCGGCGTATAACGGCGGCGGTAAAGGAGCAGATTATTTAGCTCGTAATCCTGAGTATTTGCAAAATCCAGAGCCTAGAATAAAAGGTGATACTAAACACAATAGCTCGTACAAAGTGGAAACGGCTGATTATGTTAAAAAAATATTGGAAAGCTATGATCCAGATCAGGCTGCACAATTTAATTCTGAGCAAAAACTCCAGCAAAACACCCAACAAGCAGGCTTTAATACTGATAAATCCCAAATCGATTTAACGCAAAAACAAGCGGATTTTGAATCTAAGAGCGCGATTGATGCTCTTAAGCAACTCAAAGAAGCAGGCAAGATTGGCATTAAAGACTATTACGATGCACTGAGCGTTGAGCAAGAAAAAGCCGTGAATGCCAGCATTGCCGCCACTAAAGCCAAGCTGGCACAAGCATCTAAAGAACATGATGCTCACTTGCTCAATGCCTCCCCTGAAGATGTGCCGAAGATTGAAGCGGATTTTAAAATCAATCAAGCGCAAATGACACAAGAGCTAGACCACTTGCAAGCTGAACTGGCGCGCGTTAAGCCTGTGAATCTGTTAGATGCTGGGCGCGAACTGTTAGCTGAGCATCGAAAAATAGCCGAAGAAGAGATTGCTATTAAAGAGCAGTCTGATAATGACTTATTGCAAATTGCAGAGACAGAAGCCCAGCAACAACTTGAGCTGGGGCAACTATCGAACAGCAAGTTTTTAGAGAAGCAACGGGAGTTTGAGGCTGAGCGGTATCAGATTGCCCTTAAAGCCGCTAATGATAGACGTGCGTTGCTGGATAATAATGATACGAGTGGGCTGGCTAAGGCTGAGGCTGAAAAAAATAAGATAGAAAGTGACAGCGCAAAGACTAGAGCAAAAATTAATAGCGCAGCTATAAAGGAAGCTAGAAAGGAATTTGATGACTGGGTTAATCCGATTAAATCTGCGCTTAATTCAACTATTACAGGAATCTTGCAAGGCACGCTAACGTTAAAGCAAGGCATGAAAAATGCTTTTCAATCAATAGCCTTAAGCTATGCCCAGTTATTAGCAAATAAAGCAATTAATACCGCCGCTGATTGGGCATTTGAACTGATAGGTTTTACCGCAAAAGAAGTTACTAAAGGCGCGATAAAAACTACCAGCGAGACTGTGCAAACTGGCGCGACAGTTGCTGGCGTTGCGGCTCGCACAGCGACAGAGACGGCAGGTGCGGCAGCCAGCAAGACAACAGGCTTGGCAATGTCAGGCGCAAGCATTATGGATGCAGCGGCAAAAGCGGCGGCGGGTACTTATGCCAGTGTTGCACAAATCCCTTATGTGGGCTGGATTTTAGCCCCACCTGCGGCGGCGTTAGCCTTTGTAGCGGTGGCTGGCTATAAGTCTATGTTGTCGTCGAAAGGTGGAGAATGGAATGTAGCAGATGATGGCGTGCGCATGATTCATGAGCAAGAAACCATTCTACCTGCAACCATAGCCGCCCCCATGCGTGACTTCTTCACCAAGCAAGGCAATCCCAGCTATAGCCTACCCGACTCTGCAACCCAACCGCAAACCAATCAATCGGCAACAATGGCAACGGCGGCAAGTGCAATTGCACTACAGCAATCGGTGATACAAGCCCAGCAAAAACAACAACGCCAATCAGGCGGTGGCACGGTAGTTTTCAACGGTAAAGGCGGCGATTTTATTCATAAAAATGATTTAGCTAAGTTTGCCCAAAGCGAAAAACGTAATTTTAGGAGCTCCTAATGAGCAATTTAGTTTTCCCATCCAGCATCGGTGGCTACATTTGGGGCATGAAGAAGATGCCTGTCTTTAATAACATTACTCATTCCCCCGCGACAGGTCGTGACATTAGAATCTCGCTTTATGATCAGCCTATTTTCGAGTTTACTTTGTCGAACGAATGGCTAACAAAAGCCGATAAAGACACGCTAATGGGCTTTTTTATCGCTAGAAAAGGATCGTTTGATAGTTTTTTATATTTAGATGACGATAGCGTAATTACTAATGAAGGCATAGCGATTGGTGATAATGTTAAGACCGCTTTTCAGTTAGCAAAGCTAATGGGTGGCTCATTGTCTGTCGTTAATAATGCGGTGGGTAGTCCTGCAATTTACATCAATGGCGTGTTAAAAACAGCGGGGACTCATTACACAATTAGCAATACAGGATTAATTACCACGGCTAGCCCTATACCTACTGGACAAGTGCTTAGCTGGTCGGGGTCTGCTTATTATCGATGCGTGTTTTTTGAGGACTCACTAGAGTTTGGTCAATTTGCTACTCGGCTGTATGACTGCGGCGAGATTAAATTTAAAGGTTGTATGGCGAATAAATTATGAAGCAATTATCCAGCGAGTTAATCACGTTATTATCAGGCTATCAGTTTCATGTAGCTGAGCTGTACACGTTAACGCTAACTAATGGGCGCGTATTCAGGTGGACATCTGGGGACGGCGATATTCAAGCAGGAAACGTCCTGTCTTTGCCTAATACTGGCGCAGGGATTTTGGATGGTGACACAGATCCAAATTATGCGTTTACAGTTATATCAGGCACGGCTGTTGGTGTGAGTGGTCACGCGTGCGTTCCAAGTTCGGGCAGTTTATACCGTAGCGCTGAAAATGCGGCGGCGAAGTGGCTAACGCCCTCAGTCAATAGCGATCAGGCGTATGACCAGTTTGCTGATGGCACTTATCGCTATCGGCTTACTTTTGACTTGTCAGGCGTTGATGTATCGAGCGTTGATATTGCGGGGGTAGCTATCGCGGACAATGGGGTGGCTGTTTTGATTAACGGGGTAACGCTAGGGAGTGCGTTAACAGGCGCGTCAACATCGTCCGTTGCTTTTTCTGTGCCTTCCTCCAATCTTATTCAGGGCGCTAATACCCTAGACTTTATTGTTACGAATATCGAGTATTTTAGTACGATAAATCCAAATTTAACGAGCCTTCACGTTACCTTTACATCCTCCAGTTTTCCAGACCCTAATAGTGTTTTTACCGCAATTGACATGGAGCGGGACGATATTACATGGTCTACAGGGTTGTCCGTTGATGAATGCAAGGTAACACTGCACCGTGGTAATAACGACTTGATTAACGGGCTAATTTTTCCTAATTTTGCGCGTATTGGCGGCTTTGATAATGCGCATATAAAAATAGAATTAGCCGTAATGTCTACCTATGGCGATGTCAGCAATGGTTTAATTCATTTATTTGAAGGGCGGGTGACTGATATTGTTCCTTCTACAGGCAAGGTTGAGCTAACTGTCAGCGCAGACACAATTCGACTCGATACGATGATTCCGAATGCAGTGTATCAACCCTCATGTACGCATACCCTTTATGACGGACAGTGTGGAGTGAATCGCACCCCTTACAGTGAAGTCAACTATACAGTCGCAGGGGCAAGCGTTGAGCAAATTTGGTTCGATTCACCAACAGGGGACGGCTTCTTTAATTTGGGTAAAATCACATTTAACACGGGTTTAAATGCGGGCTTATCGCGCACGGTGAAAAGCTACGCGCACTATGCCACAGCAGTTGCAGTGGTTAATCATAAGTTTCCCTACCAGCCAGAAATTGGGGACGAGTTCGTGATTGTGGCGGGGTGCGATAAGTTACGCACCACTTGCGCTAATCGCTTTCATAACGAGGCTAATTTTTTAGGCTGGGAATATATGCCTGTACCTGAGGCTTCAGTATGAATATTAATCCTATCAGTAGAGACGCGATTAATCACGTCTCTACACGCGAAGCTATCATAACAGAAGCTAAAACATGGCTACGCACCCCGTGGAGACACGCGGCGGCGGTTAAACACGCGGGGGTAGATTGTGGACGCTTGCTGATTGAAGTCTTTGCCAATTGCGACTTAGTGGAGCGATTTACCCCCGACGCTTACCCGCAAGACTTCGCGCTACATTCCAGCGAAGAACGGTTTTTAACTAACATTGAGCGTTATGCGCACCCAGTCGAAACGCCACAACAAGGCGATATTTCCGTCTGGAAATTCGGCAGGTGTTTTAGTCATGCGGCTATCGTTACTGCATGGCCTGCAATTATTCACGCCAAAATTAATGAGGGTGTCATTATAGATGATGGGTTGCAAGGCGAATTAGCAGGGCGCGAAGTCCGCTTTTATTCTGTTTTTGGAGGTGATTTGTGAGCATGATGGGCGGTGGTGGTGCAAGTCCTCCTAAATCAACGGTTGCGGATAAAATCGGCAGCTTAAAAATTCAATCTCAAGGTTATGGGAATACTATTCCCTTGATATTTGGGCGGGTTCGCTTACCCGTGCTGCTGTTTTTTTACGGTAATTTTAAAGCAACCCCTGTTGTCGCAGCACAAAGTAACAGCGGCGGCGGTAAGGGTGGCAGTAAAAAGCAGGTTGCGACAGATACGACTTACACCTACAGCGCGGCAGTGATGATGGGTATTGCGGCTAACGTGATTCAGCAAACAGGGAAATTATGGATAGATAAACTGATTCATCCAACAATTGCTGAAGTGGGTTTCTCGCTGTTTACAGGCAATGCAATACAAGACCCTTGGGGTTATTTGACCACTTATGAACCCACCAAGGCGGTCAATTTACGCCACTTTGCTTATATGGCGGCGAATAATTATCCGTTATCAGACAGTGCGGGGCTAGGCAATCACAGCGTAGAAGTATGGGGGGCATTCTGTAATGCAGGTATAGGTGAAGCCAATCCAGCGGACTTTATTCCGTGGTTGCTTATTAATCAGTGCGGTATTCCCACTGAAAAAATTGCAATTATTACTTCGTTTCGCAGTGCTTGTGAGGCGCATGGTTGGTACTTTAATGCAGCACTCACAGAGCAGATCGCAGCAAATGAATTTATCACTCAGATTTTACGGCTTTGTGGGGCTGAGTTGGTTATTAAAGATGGCTATTTTCACTTCATTACTTACCAGGACACGGGGCTAGTCACTGGCTACCAATTAACGACCGATGATTTTATTGCGAATCAAGGCGAATCAGCGGTGTCATTCACCCGCAAAAAAGAGATTGATTGTTTTAACTCTATGAAATTGGAGTTTTTGAACCGTGACAATGACTACAATATCGAGATAGCAGAAGCCTCCGATCTAGCCTCTATTGAGTCGGTGGGCTTACGCCCCAGCGAGACCATTACTGCCCATTACATTTGCCGCGCCGATCAGGCGAAAAACATCGTCGAACAATTGTTGCAACGTGAATTAGTGTTACGCAATACTTACGAATTTACGTTATCACTGCGTTATATTCGCCTTGAACCAATGGACGTGGTCACGATTACCGACCCAATGCTGGGGTTATCAGGGCAAGCAGTCGTTATCAAGAAAATTGTTTTAACGCCTGATTATCAGTTAAAAATTACTGCTGAGGACAGTATCTGGCAAGTGTGGGACGTGACAGGCTACACCCCGCCTGCGCCTATTAGCTATGTTCCCAATCAAACCGTGGCAATGGGTAACATCAACCCACCTACTATATTTCTTGCCCCTGCCGAATTAACCGCGACAGGCTATGAGGTATGGTGTGGCATTTCTAGCCCAGATGAGTTTTATGGCGGCTGTAGCATTTATATCAGCGTTGATGGCGGCGCGTCGTATGAGCTAATTGGACAGCATACAGGGGAAACCCGCATGGGTTTTTTGACCTCTACGCTAGCCAGTGGATTGGCTACCGACACGGTTAACACGCTCACTGTCGATTTAACGGAGTCACATGGCGTGCTGAATAGCGTCAGTCAAATCACTGTCGATACAAACAGCACATTATGTCGCGTCAATCATGAATTTTTAGCCTATCGTGATGCTACGCTATCGAGTGCAGATCATTACAGCTTAGCCTATTTAAAACGCGGTTTATACGGCAGTCAGCAAGGTGCGAGTATTGGTAGTAAATTTGTTCGATGCGATGCCACGCTGTTTAAATTCGCTCACTCAGCACTGTATCTAGGTATGACTGTTAAGTTAAAGTTTGTTGCATTTAACGCGTATGGATTAGGAAAACAAGATATATCGACCGTCACAGTTCATGAGTTTACTGTTCAGGAAACAATTACAATTAATCCGTTTGATTTTGCGCTAGGTGCTGGCATGACATATACGCTAGGGCTTAACTTTACACTTTAAATTTTAATACTAGGAGGTTTTATGAGTGCACACGCTTACTGGAGGCTATACGTCTCTGCAAATAATGGTGACGGTTATGTAAATTTTTCAGAAATAGAAATGATGGCAGTAGCTGGGGGGGCAGACCAGTGTGCAGGTGGGGCAGCATTTGGTGATGGGTCTACTTACGATTCCCCTGATAACGCCTTTGACAACAATATAGCTGTCTCTCACGTTAGCGCAGGAGTTCCTTCGTGGGTCGGTTATCACTTTGCATCGGCTGTCGATATAGTCGAGGTATCACTGGTAGCGGTTAGATTAGAGACTAGCCGCGCACCTAAAGATTTTCTGATTCAGTGGTCGGACGATGGGAGCGCGTGGACAACTACGACAACGATAGTAAACCAAACGGACTGGGCGATTGAAGAAAAAAGAGTTTATTCAACTGTACCACTCAGTTTTTCAGGCACTATTACAGAGTCATTAGGCATAACGGACTGGCTAGTTATCGCTACAGATAGTGTGACGGGCGCATTGGTTGGTTCAACGTTTTCAGGGGAGGGAGGGGCGAGCTATCTAATTGAGCTTACTGCAAAACGTCTTTGTAACTTAGCAATATCACCAAGGGTACACTACGCATGGAGTAATGCTAAGTCCGCATCATTAGGCGACTATGTGGTAGCAGTAAACCCAGACGCTACCCCTCATATCTGGAAGTGTACAACCGCTGGGGCTACCCACGCAACGACAGAACCAACGTGGAATTTATCAGGCACAACTACGGATAATACGGTAACGTGGACTTATATAGCCCCGCTTGTTAACCCAATTTCGCTTGGCTGCAAGATACCTGTTTAGCGTAAAAAGTTTTACTATACAACACTAAAAAATAGCCCCAAACCCAAACAAAAAAGCCGTGTGACTGTCACCAGTCGCACGGCTTTTCCATTCTCGTATTTTGAGCGTTATAACCTGCGTTAAACAGACTAAAATAGACTCAAATAAGACAGGTTTTAACGGTTTTTTGGGGATTTTTTGAAGAAAAACTGTGCAAAATATAACGTTAAAACTGTGCAAAATATAATGTGGATTTACAGGATTTACAAAAATCGTAAATTTTTCGTCAGTGCAAAATGACAGACATAAAAAAACCAGTTGGATTAACACCTAACTGGTTGATTTATTTAACTTTGGTGGTGGGTCGTGCGCGATTCGAACGCGCGACCATCGCATTAAAAGTGCGGTGCTCTACCGGCTGAGCTAACGACCCAACAAAGAAAGACAATTATAACGATTATTATGAATTATGCAACACTTATTTTTGATAACGTGTGCAGTCTGGAATGCCTGCTTCAATAAATCCTGCTTTTCTTAGGCGACAGGCATCGCATTCACCACAGGCGTGTCCTTGTTCATCGGCGGAATAACAGGATACGGTGCGTTGGTAATCAACATCTAGGGCTATGCCTGTTTTGATTATTTCTGCTTTGCTTAGGTGTATCAGCGGGGTGTGAATGGAAAAATGCGTGCCTTCTACGCCTGCTTTGGTGGCTAGGTTGGCTAATTTTTGAAAACTTTCGATAAATTCGGGGCGGCAATCAGGATAGCCTGAGTAATCAACGGCATTTACGCCGATAAAAATATCGTGCAGGTGTAGGACTTCTGCCCAGCCTAGTGCGAATGATAAGAAGATGGTGTTTCTGGCTGGTACATAGGTGACAGGTATGCCTG